TCCTCTACATGGTGCCAATAACCTCTCATCTGTTAAGCCATAATTCACATAAACAGCACCAGCGTCAATTACAACACGTTCAATTTGTTCTACTGTTAATTTACTCATTTTGTAAAACCTCCTAGTTTTAATTTCTATAATTTCTAATTGTATATCTTAATCTTTTTCTTCCTATATTTTCATCTTGCTCAGGAACATTAGAGTAGAAAACTGTATCTCTAAAAACCTTATAAACATTCCCATCAACAAATATCACTTCCTCAGAGAACTCATTGTCTATTTTATCAATAAGATCCTCTACTGAAAAAATATCTTTCTTTAGATACCACACATCTATAATAATAGGAATATCTCTTCTTATCTTTATATCTGCTACTTTATAGCTACCTTCTATATTGTAAACTATACTTGTAGATTTTAAATTTATGCTACCATCATCTTGCCTAACAATATCTTCATAATATACTGGCAATGACGATATTTCAGAGAGTTTCTCTTCTATAAAAATCATAATATTTTTAATTTTAATCACCTACTTTGGCAAGTTTCTCTCTATTGACTCAATAATATTTTCAATATTATTTTTAACAGTCACCTCTAAGAATGGTTGAGCCGGTGCCTTACTTGTGCCAAGTTCAATAGCAGGAGCGTGTTTTGCCTTTGCTCCAATTGTTAACTCCAATTTGTCACTATCCACATCATAGTCAACACTGTCTCTAAGTTCACCTGTGTCAACTGGGGCAGCGGAGCTAACCTCTTTTGCGAGTTTTTTACCTGACTCATTAAGTGAACTGTTCATACTTCTCTCTATTGATTCCACTACATCTGATAAATAAGAATTATATTTAACACTCATTATATCCTCTCCAATAAAACTTCAGTATAGTCGTCCCATTCAATTTTCTCTTTTACTTCAAAGTCGTGTCCATCATATTTAATGATAGTTGAGCCTATTTCAATTTGGCCCCCTTCAGTGAACATAGCATGCGTAGTTATTACATCGAAACCATAATCCATTTTTGCTTCTGCAGAACTGTATGGTTGAATGTCGACCTTATCTTTATATAGCAAGCTCGGTTCACCTGGTACGTAAACCCCGCCTCCTAAGTGAATTTGCTCACCTTTTGTCCAGACTTCAATTGGTTTGTCATAAAACATATTACATCATCCTCACATATGGCGAAGGTAGCAATCTAGAGATTTCTTCAGTTATAACTGAACCATTATCGTCAGTATAAGTAACTGAACGCTTACCTTGAGACATAGATTTAATATTCTTGCTGTCTTTATTTTTGTGGAGTCCTTCAGCAATTGATATTACAGCCTCTTCAAAATTTTCAATGATATACTCATTGGTGAGCCTATCATTATTGAGGTAGTTCTTAATTGAAATTACTGCTCTATCTATATAAATTTGTATAAGAGCATCAGGTTCATCTCCAATAAGAACTTTTACTTTATAAATCATTTAATCACCTCTCAAAATAAAATAGGGGGAGGTTACATGTTCAATATAACCCCTCCCCCTTTTTCTTTACCATAAATTATAAATTAACCTGCAGGAGTTTCTACGAAAGGTGCTACCTTAATTTGAGCAAGAGCCTTAGGTTGAATAACCTTAGCACCATATACATACAATCCTTTGACAGCATCTGAGAATGCTTTTTCTGGACGGTATCCTTCGATTTGTGAAACTTGGCCAGCAAATGCTACTGCACTCTTAGATCCAGCCATAACATTGAAGTACTTTGTAGCCTTAGGAACGTTATTAGACATTCTCACTTCAAATCCTCCAACATAAGCTCCTTCAACTACTCCATTAGCAAGCACTGAGTAATCTTTAGTGAACCTTGGGTCCTTAGCAAGCAATCCAAGAACGAATGGAGGAAGAACAATAAATCTATCTGTTCTGTTAACATTGTTCTCATCAAGCTTAACTCCAAGATCTACAATAGTGTCATAAGCGTTTTCTACAGTTAATTCATGGCTTCCACCATCAATATCAGCTTGAGCAACAAGCGCAGCGATATCTTGGTCGATCTTATCACCTAAACCATAACCAGCTCTCTGAGTTCCTCCATCAAGGATATTAACATTAGCCTGTGCTGTGTCAATATCTTTAACTTGGAAGTTGAAGTACTTAGCTTTGTCGATGTCTAAGTTGACTTGGCTAGCAGTAAGTTCCTCAGGGTCATCAACTGTTCCAGCGTAATCCTTAATTGTAACATCACCAATCTGATTGATTTTTACAGAATCACCATGGTCTTTGATTTCACCTTCATATTCCTTATTGACAATATCTCCATAAACTAAATTTTTATCTAAGTGTGCTAACAATCTAGTGCTCCACACTTTTGGTACAAAGTTTCTAACAGTCATTTTGCATCTCTCCTGTGTAATTTTATTTCGCATTCTTTAATGTCTTTGCGTAAAAGACAATTTGTTATTCTTTCCCCTCGAAGAATTCATTTATTTCTTCTGGAGACATTTTACCGAAATCCTCTGTTGTATACTCATTCTTACTACCTGATTTAGGTGGAGCATACGAAGTATCCTTCAATCTTTCCTTAACACTTGTCTCAAGATGACTATTAAAGACATCCTCCAGTTTACCTAAGTTCTCTAAAGTCATCTCTTCATTGGCTCCGATGAAATAATCAACTAAGTCTACAGGCAACCCTTTATTAGTTGCCGCCTTTAAAGCTACGTTCTTTAATCTTTCTTGTGTTTTTTCTCTTTCCATAGCTTCAATCTTGTTGGAAAGCTCCTGTAACTTGATATCTTTCTCATCTTTTTCGGGAAATCTTTGTCTAATCTCTTCGTTTATTAAACCCTCAAGATGATTTGTCTTCCAAGTTTCCAAAGCTTTACTTGAATGCTTATCTTTAATGCTGTCAATGAATGATTTTACATCTTCATCACTTTCAATTTTAGACTTGATAATGTCTAAGTTTACATCAGCATCCTGTTTAAAGCTTTCAAGATACTCCTTAACATCTTCACTTTCTGAGTTGTTTGCTAAAAATTCTTTTACCTGTTCTAAATTCATAATCATCTCTCCTTGTACCCCTACGACTTATAATAACCCGCAGACGTAATTATTTTGAAACTTTTCATATTTTTAATATCAGAAACACTCTAAATCTTAATTATCTAGAGTGTTAATTCTTAATTATTCATTTTTTTCTAATCTTGACTCACCCATCTCTGCTCTCTCCTCAAGTATCTTATCCTTTTCAGTTCTAGGATTTTCAACGAATGATAATTGAGATAATGCTGTTTCAAGGGAAATTTTATCTCCAAGTTGACTAATCATATTAGCCGTCAACACATCGTCAGATGGCAAGTTAGCAGTGAAGACAACCTTGATATCTCTGTAATCATAATCTTTATTCTTAACTGTCTTCAAATATACAAATAACATTTTCAATCTCATCTTGATACAGTCTTCTAATGCTTTCTGATTTAATTTACATTTTTGCTGTAAACCAAGAAGCCTTGCTTTTATTGCTAAGCTAGAAGTAGCACTCAATATTTTATCATTGTGATTTATGTGTTTTGTTAAATTATACATGTTTTCTTCTAGTTTACTTAAAGTGTTCTGAATGAAGCCATCATTTACATTCTTTATTAGCCACTTAACTTCACCACCTTCACCAATTTGTAGGATACCCAATTCTTTCATTCTTGGCAAGTCCTCTTCGTCAACTTGAGCTCCATTGAATGTCAAATAAGCATTCCTGAAGTCTGATATTTCGTTAGAAATATCACTAAAGTTAGTTTCATAGCTGTCTTGTATATTTTTAATTAAACCATATATTGTCTTGTGTCTACTATCTTCCTCAATATTATAAGTAGCAACACCAACAGGGACCTCTCCGAAAATGTGTTTCCGCTTAGGCTTAACCTCTTCAAATTTGTTATTATAATGGTAGATAAAATCTTCATCATAGACATCTAAGTAAACTGTGTCGTCTAGCTGTCTTGTATACTGATGAAGGAAATATTTAACTTTTCCTGAATCATCTAATATGACATAACCATCTGTAGCAGAAACAATCCTTGCACCAAAATCTCCATTTTTATCTACATGATAAATTTCATATGAAATAGATGAAATTAACATTTTCTCTAGTAGATTTATATCATGAGCCTGAGATAAACCACTTAAATAATATTTAACCTCTTCAGCTACATTTGAGTCACCAGATCTACTTATATATTTAGCATCATTACCTACACTGTACGAAACCTCTTCATCAATAAAGTTTTGTATATAATTAGTGGATACTCTATTGTTACTTCTCTTGGTGAGCATCTTGTAGTTACGCATGGCGTCTGTTTCACCCTTATAATAGTCTTCCATATTTTTGTACTTACTTCTTATTGACCTGAAATCTTTGTAGGCTTTCTTAAGCAATTCCTTATCCATATCTCATACCTCCTATATTCCTAGTTTTCTTCTATCTAACAACTTGACTTTTCCAATGTTGTGAGTTATGCTTAATGCATATCTCAATGCGTCGAGTAAATGATTATAGTCATCTGTAGGTTTATTAATATACACACCTTTTTTATCTTTCATCCAAGAGTAGTTTTTAAACTCCTCAATAGCATTAACACAGCTAGAATGAACTATAACCTCATGTTGTTGTATATATTGAATCCCATTTAAAATGCTTCCTTGACCCTTCTTTGCTCCAACTACTCTATCTAACCCTAAACGCTTAAGCTCAGCGATAGACTTAGGTTCTGCAGAATCAGCCAATATTTTTTCTTTCCTGTAACCTCTTTTAATTATTTCATTTGCAATCTCATTGTTCAATAGTCCTCTCTCATAAAACTCATCAAAGATATATATTTTCTTGTTTTTCTTATCTAAGAGAGTAGCAACAAATGCTGTTGGGTCAGCAGTATAACCAAAGTCAAGCCCGAAGTACGCTTCAATATCCTTATCAGATTTCAATATTTCTCTGTAATCAAAGTCCTCTATGCTTACATTAGTATACACGAGTTTATCTAATGAAGCAAACTTTCCTAAGGCGTAAATTTCATATAATTCATAGTTAGTAAGCTTATCACTCTCAAGGTCGTCAATGTACGCTTGCTTAAGGAAATTATTGTCTTTATATGTTGTATGAAGAATCATAGTGTTCTCAGGCACTACGCTATCCTCAGCGAACCATGTTTTATAAACCCAATTGGACTTGCTTACAGGGTTGAACATTAAATGAATTTGGTTGAAGGGCTTACTACTTCTTAACCTCTTTCTTAACTGAGAAAAGTCAGCTTCATTTAACTCTGTTGCCTCCTCTATTACTATATCAGAAATATCTGATATAGACTTTATCTTCTCAGGGTCGTCCATTCCTTTAAACAGGAATGTGGATCCATTTGGAAGTTCTATCTCAAGGTGGCTTTTGTTTACTCTGCATTTATCGAGCAACTGCCAAGCTGATAACATTTTTATAAATTCTGCAAATATACTGTCCCTTAATGTGTTCTGAACCTTTCTTATTACTAATCCTTTTCTTCCAGGGTCTTTTAGAAACTTAAAAATAAGTTTCTGAGTTACAAAATATGATTTACCTGAGCCGGCACCACCATAGAAAACATTTATCCTCTTATCATAACTCTCAAGATGAGGCAAGTACACATCGACAATTGCCTCCTTCTTTAAATAGAAACGTAGTTGATTATCTCCATTCACATGCCCACCTCCTCCTCTAAACAAACAAAAAGTCTAAAGGTTTATATAATTTGTCAGTGAGCTGACTGAAGCTTCCTCGAGTCAACCCACCTGGTTATACATCACCTTTAAACTAATTGTTCTATTTCTATATAATAATATCATAAACACTCATATTTCTGACTACCTTTACATTCCTCCATGAGCTGCAATGTAATCTAATAACTCTTGATTTTCTTCATTCTCAACTTCTTTTAATTTGCTTACAGCTGCCTTTTCATATTTAGCTCTCTCTGTTAATATGTCAACCTTATTTAAATCGGTAAACATTCTACCATACTCACTGTAATTTTTCTTGCTGAATAACTTTTTGTCTCTAACTAAAAGATAAGTCATGTCAGCGAACTTTCTGTTGCTCCAGCCTTCTGAACCTACATAAGTTTCATGTGAAGACTTAATGTGTGCATATGCTATCCTGCTGTCTTTGTTTATATAGTTAGCTAAGAACTCTTTGTTAATATAAGCAAACTCTGTGTCGGCTAAGCTTGCAAGGAACTTAGATGACTTAGATGTCATAGATGGCTTAACTTCTTTCTCAATCTTTGTTATAACTGAAAATCTCTTTCTCTTTCCATCAACTGTCTTCTGGATGTCCTCTATCTTGTAACCATTTTTCTTTAGTACTGAAGATATCCCTCTCCATTTAACTAATTTATTGTTCTCCTCTCTTCTTATATCTAAATCTATAGCTAATTCCTCTTTCATTTCGTTATCTAATTCTAAACCTAAGACATCTTCGACAACTCCAGTCGTCTTCTCTCTGCTCATTATTCTTACGTCTATTGGAGTTGAATCAGCTTCAGCTCTTACATGTAATTGAGGAATGTCACCTCTTATTCTTCCTTGTGCTTGCTCTAAAGCAGTAGGATCTAAAGTGTTCAATATTGCTAATTCTATTTTATCTTTTAGGTTCCATCCTTCTACCATTGCTCCATTTATTATAATGAAATCATAACCCTTTGGATATACTTCATGCTTTAATAAATAATCCCTTACAAACATTTGCTCAGTAGTCATTGGTCTTTCCTCATTGTTTACAGACCATATTGAGGCAACCTTGTAACCCTTTTTAACTAAGTGTTCCTCTATATCTTTCATGCCATCAATTCTTTCATTATATATGAAACCTTTCTTTCCAGCTTCCTTGAAGTCCTCTAAGTTATCTATGATGGCTTTAATTCCATCTTTTCCTGCGAATTTATCCTTTGTGTAAACTCTCTGTCTTACAATATCTTCGTTATCATAATAATCTATTATATTTACATATCTATATAAATCACTATATTCTCTATCTATAAATTTATCCAATTCATGAGTTGTTGCTGTAAAATAGAATATTGTTATACCTTCATGTTTGTCGAATAATAGAGATATGGCTGCTCCTAAATTATGATTTTTATTAATGAAATAAAATTTAAAAAGTGAATGTATCTCATCGCAGTATACAACTGAAAATTCATACATGAAATCTCTGTTCCATTTTACTTTATGCCCAAACTCAGCGTATGTCATTACATATATACTTTCATCAGTAATGTTTAATGCTTTTCTTCTTAAATCTTGAGTTACATAAGAACCCTCAATATCACCATATTTGTCTTTCAAAGATGTTAACGAAACAAGCAATAGTTTTTTGCCTGAATATGCTTTGTTTAAACCATTTATTATGAAGTGTGTTTTCCCGCTTCCTGTAGGCGACTTAATTAAATTGTTGCTTGAATATTCAACACCATCTCTATCAAGTAGTTGTCCTAAATATAACTTATTCATATAAATCATCTCCTATTTTTTATTAGACTATCCCTAGTCCCGATCTGACAGGTAATCAGCCTGTCGCACCTTATACATTATAATATCAGAAAATATCGGTCAAAAAGCGGCTTTTTTGACGCTTTTTTGCACTTTTTTAAAAGATGAATCTAAAGTACCACGTTTATTTTCACTTTCAGTTATAAAGTCACATACTATTTATATTTAATAATCATTGATTAAATCTGAAATATCATAGTTAACAGTATATAGCTGCATTTTTGTATACTGGACAAGCTCCGTAGCCTATTACAGTCTGTGTTTTTATTAATTAAGCATGTTATTCAGAAGCTTTGGTGCACAGTTCGGTATATCTACATATGGAATATGACGAACGTTGCAGTAGAATAAGATAATATATATTAAAATGTGCACCATCATCCGCTAACGCGGATTTTTGAGCG